TAGAATTATATTGGCATACGGGCAAGTTTCGGCAGCGTCAGTTCTTAGAGGTCAAGAACTTAGACAATTTACCGAAGCGGGCATTCCGTTAGTATCCCTACTCGCTGATAAGTTTACCGAGTTAGAGGGTCGTGTAGTATCGACAGGTGAGGTATTTGGAAAAATATCCAACCGACTTGTGCCATTTCAAATGGTTAAAGACGTATTTAGCGATATGTCATCAGAGGGCGGTATATTCTTCAATATGCAAGAAATTCAGTCAACTACATTAGCTGGAAAGATTTCCAATTTAACTGATGCGTATCAGTTAATGTTTAACTCGATAGGTTCGGGTGGTGCGGTTAATTCAGTACTTAAAGGCGGTGTTGATTTGCTGATGAATATGGCTAAGAATTGGGAGTCTGTTGGAGCCTCTATACTTCCTGTTGTATCAGCTATTGGTGTTTACAAGGCTGCAAGTGTATGGATGACTACATATCAGAGCGCACAAACAGCATATTACGGAGTGCAACAAGGTCTTGTAGCTGCAAGAATAGCATATAATGAAAAAGAAATTGCGCTTGAAATTAGAAAGACCGGAGTACAAAATGCAGCACTAATTTTTTCTAAAGCCAAAGCTGCATCTGACGCTGTGTCTGTGCAAATTTCCGCATTATCGTTAACTACGAGTCAAAAGGAGGTTGCTGCATTAATTGTTAAAAACCTTGTATTAGAAGCTGGAACGGATAAAGAAAAGTTAGCGAACTTGGAAAAGGCAATAAGTTCCGCACTACAACTAAAAGGAATAGGGGTTACAGCCGCAGACATTGCAGCGAAAGGTGCATTAGCAGCCGCAAATGATAAGGTTACTGTTTCACTATGGGCTATGATGGCTGCAAATCCAGCGTTGTGGATAGCTGGAATCGTAGCGGCAATTGGAGCGGTAGTAGCAGCTTTAGTTATATTCTATAACAACTCAAACAAACTCAAAAACGAGTTAGGAAAACTTGGTAGTGCCGGAGATGTACAGGCGTCTGATTTGGCGGGAAGATTTACATCTCTTGCTAAAACTGTCACAAGCTCAACATCTACGATCGAAGAACAGAATTCAGCACTCAAAATACTTAGACAGGTATATAAAGATATTTTACCGGATCAACTTTTAACCATCGAGGGGCTCAAAGGATTAAAGGGTAATTATGATACTGCAACCGCCTCAATCTATGAATATATCGCTGCAAAAACAAAGGAAAAACAAATCGAAGCTATTAATACTAATAGTCAAGATAATATAACCCCTGTTTATGACAAGATAATCAAAGGATTAGAAAGGGCTGGCGCATCTGCCAGTACTGCTAAATCTGCCATGATTGAATTTCAAAAGGAAATTACAAACGGGCAAATGAAAGGCATGAATGCTGCCGAAACATTTAGTAGGCTGCAACAAATAGTTAAAGACATAAGCGGAAAAGATGTCGAGAACATGAAGTCTGCATGGTATCTTCCCGCATTTGACACTACACTATATAATGCTGGCGAACTTACTAAACTTCTTGGGGATCAAAAGAAAACTATTGACGACTTAAACAATACAAACATAACTAATTACTATTATAATTTCTCAGCCGGAATGAAAGCGGTAAATGAGGATATTAAAAAAACTACCGGAGCTTTAGAACAAGGGGTTGAGGTAGTAAATGGGAAAAGAATGTTCTTTAAAGAATCATTCTATGAATTTGACCAAAGAAAATCAGCAGTAGAAAAAACAAAATTGCTCGATTACCTTAGAAGCTTAATGGACGATGGTCAAAAAATATTATCACGACCAAAACCTAATTGGGATATTTTTGGCATCTTCGGAAATAAAGATGGTGGATTCGGATTAGACAAGGTAACAGGGGATTTAAAATCTCAATTAGCAAAACTTGACCTAAATTCATTTCAGCAAAGAGTAAATTCGATTTTACTTAGCGGGGGTGCTAATAATTCTTATACAAAATCCTATGATGCCCTACTTATAACATCGGCGAACAAAGTAGATACAACTACCGAAACGCTTGAAAAATTTAAGCTGGCAAATGATGAGACTACCAAATCTATCAAAGCTGCAAATAATGCCATATCAGACGCTAAGAAAATTGGAAATTATAATCCAATTGATAGTCAAACAATGGATGCTTTTGATATAAACGGTAAGAGGATGCAAGTTACATGGAAAATGGAACTTGATGGATATACAAAATATGTTAAAGATAAGGCAGTTTATGTAACCGGATTAAAACAAGTCAATAAGGATGAACGTGCCGTATTGGATGATAATGGATTAGGCGATGATAAGGACGAAAAGAAAGCAAAGAAAACGCAGGACGAGCGCAATAAGGAATTGATAAAATCCCTTGAAGATCGTGCGGCAATCCTAAAGCAGGCTAATTCAGAATATGATAAATTAGTTAAAGCCGGAATGTCTATTGATGATGCTAAAACTACAACGGCTAAGTTATTTAAAGGTCAGTTAACGCCGGAACAAATACCTTATACCGATGCTCAATTATCTGCTGATTTAAAGTGGGTAAAGGGTAAAATTGCAGCTATACCAAAAGGTCAACAGCCAGCATTTAAGTTGGGATTAGATATTAATGGAATTGATACAAAAATCATTACCGATCAATTACAAGCCAAACTTAAATCTATCGAAGCAGAGTTTAATACATCTAAAAAGCGCATCGACCTATTTAAGAATATATTCGATGTAACGAGTGATTATGACTTAGCTGGAAGGATAGCACAAAGTTTCGAGGGAAAGGGCACTACGGACATAGAAACAGCTATGAAGAAAGCTCTTAGCTTATCATTTGACGAGGTTGGAATCAAAATGAGTCAATTGTCCGACGATAAGGGAAATCTTGATTACGTTGCAGCACAGAAAGCTATAGATACATTATCCGAGGGTAATAAAAAGACTGCATTGCAAAAACAGTTTGAAATATCTAAAGACTTTAAAGAAAAAGAATATATTGCCTTATTTAAGGGGCTGGAACAATATAAGACCTTTGAATCTAAACGCGCCGACATTATAAGACTTGGGTTAATTGAGCGCGCCAAAATAGAAAATGACAGCATTGCAACTCCCGAACAAAAAACCGTTGCGATCAAGCAAAGTTCCGATAAACAATCGTCTGACATTGCCAAAAATACAATGGAGCAATTTAAGGGTAGCGATCAGTGGACTATGGTATTTTCCGATTTAGACAAGGTTAGCCAGCCTGTTATTTTAAGGCTTCAAAATCAATTAGAAGATTTTAAAAATAAGGCTGGAAAAGACTTGCCTATTGCAGAATTTAGAGAGTTAACTAAAGTGCTAAGCGATTTACAAAATAGAACTTCTACGATAGGACTTGGAGATTTTATAAAGGCGTTTACCACCGATTATAAAATACCGGATTTAGTGGCTAGTTTAAAAGCGGCAAATGAAGAAAAGGATAGGCTGATGATTCAAAACACGTCCGACGTTGCGAATCAGGTTATCGCAAAGACCAAGAGCGTAAGTGCTGACAAAGAACTATCATTAGACCCCACCAATTTAGATAAGTTAGATGCGTCTGTTGCAGCTCAAAACGAATTGGACATAGCGAATAAAAGGGCTTCTGAAAGTACAAGGGCTTACACGGCTGCTGTAAAGGAAGCAGAAAAGGCTAATAATGGATTATCTACCGCGCAAAACGCCAAAATAGTTGCGACTGCAAATTTTACAAAAGGTAACGATAAGTTAATACAGGGATTTTCAGAAATTAAAAACGCAATTGACTCTACCGTTTCGGCATTTTATTCTGTGGCAGATGCTATGGGTATCGCTATCAGCCCAGAAACAAAGGAAATTTTAGATGGTATAACAAAAGGACTGGGTGCTGTTATAGCTGTACTTACCGCAGTAGGTGCTATTGTTGTATTAGTTGGTAGTACTGCATGGGTTGCACTTGCTCCTATTATGGTTATTTTAGCTCCGATTATTGCAGCCTTAGCGATTGTGGTAGGCATATTTGCTATACTTAAAGCAACAAAACTTAACCCGATTAACGACCAGCTCGAAGAACAACAGGCAATAGTCGATGGATTAGCTAAGCAATATACTGAATTAGAACGCAAAATGGGTGATGCGTTAGGCTCTGATTGGCTCGTAAAATACAATGAGGAATTAGCAAATACCCAAAGTCAAATTGCAGCTATCAGTAAGCAATTAGAACTTGAACAGTCGAAAGGCAAAGACGCAAAAGATGAAGATATTAAGAAGTTCCAAGATGATTTAGAATCGCAAAGATTAATTGCAGAGGAATCAGTTAAAAAGTTACAGCAATTCGTATCAGGTACGGACTTATCAAGTGCCGCCAAAGATTTTTCTTCTGCTTGGCTGGATGCGTACAAGAGTTTTGGCAATACCAGTGACGCTATGCAGGCTAAGTTCAAAGATATGATGAACAACATGATTTTGAACACTTTAATGGCAGAGGCTATGAAAGTTGCATTAACTCCCGTGTTTGATTTAATGAAAGAATATGCGGGTGAAAATTCAGATGGGGGAACTGCTTACACTCCGGCTGAATTGGCTGCATTGGGAAAAGAGGGTGCTAAGGATGTGGAAAATGGGAATGTAGCTTTGACCGCAATTGCTGAAACCATGAAAGCAAATGGCGTAGATTTGAGAGATACATCGACTAATCTTCAAGGCGTCTCGAAAGGCATCAGTGGGATTACGGAAGAAACGGCAAACTTACTCGGAGGCTACTTGGACAGCATTAGAATGAAACTATTCACCTACATCGACATGAAATCTTTGGAAAAACCATACGATTTCAAATCGGGTATGGCTGGATTATTAGCTGGACAAGGAACACAGATTTCACATTTAGTTCAAATATCGGCTAATACATTAAAAACTGCCGATGCTTGTAATAAGCTAACCGACCAATTAGATAAAGTTACATCTTTAACTGGTAGTCGAGGGGCGTTCAGCATAAATGTAAATGCCTAAAATACAGGGTGGGTCGCATATCGCTACCCACCCTATTTATTATCCTTTGTTTTTAATCCTAAAGTTATAATTATTTATTTTCGTACAATCCTTGCATGTGTTTGACTTTCCCAAATAACTTCTTTTAGAGGCATTAAAATCAGTAGCTAAATTTTTAAGTTCCTTACAACCAGAACAGTACCTTAGTCCAGCCTTTGCGAGTTCTATTCTGTCCTTAGTTTTACCAAAATTTATTACGCCATCGTGTTTTGATTTGCATTCCTTACACTCATTTCTATATATATCACCTCCATCCCTAGTGTAGAACTCCGAAATATCTAACTCTCTGATACAGCAGGTGCATATTTTTCTTGATAAAATACCATTTTCATATATGTCTACATGTCTTAATAGCTCGTCTCGTCTCTTTTTAGCCCGTTCACCTATTCCCCAGTCTTGTTGAGCACCTGTTTCAAAGGATATTTCTCGGCTTCGTGACTTGGTGACTACTATTATATTAGAAAGTCTATTATCTGTTTTTATTTTATTTTTATGACAGTATTCCTCGTTAACAAGTCTTTCCCTTAAAAAAGCCATTCCAACAAGTTCCATTGGTCTTTTTGTTGCCCTCACCCCATCAACGCTAAATACAACTGTTGGCTCTCCATTAGCACCTACAGTTTGCTTTCTTATGGACTCTTTAATATAGCCACCATTAATTCTTTCTCTTCTTTCTGATTTTACTCTTCCTAAATTAGAAACAGAATATATACCGTCATATTCTAAACAGTCCTTCCAAATCTCACCCTCTAAATTTTGTAAATTTAATGAATAATCCATCTTATTTTTAATTTTAATTTATCAATTTTAGTTCATTTTGATATGCATTCGAGGCATCTATTTCAGAATCAAAATATCCAATATGCTTACATTTTTTGTTAACAGTAATTGTAGCTGCCCATTTTCTGTTTTCTTTCTTCCAGCAAACTCCAACATATTGACTAGTTAGGCGGCTTTGGTTCGCCCTAAAGCATGTAGTTGAATTTTCATACGCCGTTACAAGTCTAAGGTTAAATAATCTATTATTACTCTTATCTCCATTTATGTGATCTACCACCAATCCATCTAATCCGGGTCTATGCCCTAAAAATGCTATTGCAACCAGTTGATGAACACTCCTGCCTATCGTTATTCCGTCTTTACATAGGACAATCATACTGTATCCACTACGGCTTATTCCAGACTTTAAAATCTTACCGATTCTTTTATAAAAAAATTTTTTGTGCCAAACATCTCTATCGAGAGATTTCGCATTACCGAGATTGCTTACCTCGTATTGTCCGGCATACCCATCTACAGATTTCCAAATTTCAATCTTATTTTCCATTATTAACTAAACGAAATCCGCCAAATACAGAAGTCTCAGTTTCTATAAATGGCGGATTCCTAAAATGTTTTTAGTGGGGCTGAGACTCCCGAATTGCTTATAATTACAAATTTACGGATTTATATGCATAGTTGTGTCAGTCGGTTATCTACAATTAAGAATAATTACGTTAAATAATTAGTTTATTCCATTTATTTTCTTATGACAGCAAATATATGACTTAATTGTAGTATCTTTACGCCCATAACATAATAGAGCCAATTGAGCCGTGTAGAAGAAATTCTATGCGGCTTTATTTATTTAAACCAAACTATGAAAACAATCAAGCAAAAGGCAGTAGAAGCCGGACTTTGCAAACCATATGAGTCCGAATGGCAGGATGATAGCAATTTAGTCGAGAGATATGTCAAAGGTATCACGTTTTGCATGGAGAAAAACTTCATCACATTAGAAGATATGAAACCTTTCAAAAAAGAATTGGAAGAAAATAACGTTTGGTGCGAGCAGAGAGTAGACCATTTATTAACCGCAGATACATATGTTTATAATGAGTGTTCCGGCAGTCTTGAAATAATTGATTACTGTGTGTCTCGCGCGTATATAGGATTAGGTAGCGTACTGAAAATCACTGCTAAAAATAATGCTATTCTCTATATCGATGCCTATCACGACAGCAACATCCAAATTATAGTCGAGGATAATGCAAAAATCAGCGTAAGTCAATACAATAATAGCTCTATTCAGATATTAAAAGGAGTTGCCACAATAACAGATAGAAGATGATGGAAGAAGAAATTTGGAAAGATGTAGTTGGATTTGAGGGATATTATCAAATCAGTAATATGGGGAGAATTAAAAGCCTTTCTCGGATTTTATTAAATGGTAGGGGTTCTTTTCGTTCAAGAGAAAAGATAATGATTGCATGTATAGATGGTAGTGGCTATTTCCAGTGCATGATGAGAAAGGATGGTATTGCTAAATCAATGAAAAGCCACAAGCAAGTTGCAATATCATTCTTGGGTCATAATCCATCCGTAGATGGTCTTGTAGTAGATCATATAAATGGGAATATCTCTGATAATAGATTAGTAAATCTTCGACTGGTAACGCATAGAGAAAACGTGTCTGTTTGTTTCAGAAAAAATCAAGACGGTTTCACATCTAAATTTGTTGGAGTACATTGGAATAAGGATAATAATAATTGGAGATCGGATATAACCGTTAATTGTAAATGTATAAAGTTAGGCTCATTCTTAAATGAAGTAGACGCCTCAAATAGATACAAAGACGCATTAGAACATGTCTTAAATAATACGTTTGAAGATTACTATGAAACTATAAAGCGTAAGTGCTCGTCTAAATTTGTAGGAGTTAGCTTTAGAGGAAAGAGCAATAAGTGGAGAGCGGAGATAAGAATAAACGGTAAGCACATTAGATTGGGAGATTATTTAATTGAGCAGGATGCTTCAAACGCATATCAAAACGCATTAAAACTAAAAACCGCATGATTGAAATAAAGCAGAATAACATAGTATTATATACCGTACCAGATTTTACCTATGTAGAATCTCTCATGGGAGATGCAACAATCACATTAAAGCTGTCCATTCCTTTAGAAATGAAGGTATTGGTTCTTGGTGATGCAGAAGTAGATATTTTTGCGCCCAAATTTGCTTTAGATTATTATGTCGAGCATAACGGGGAACAATTTTTTCTAATAACCAGTCAACCGCAAGCAACAAAGGATATTAGTGCCTTGTCATACAATTACGATTTGGTATTTGACAGTCGCAGGTCAGAGCTTAAACGTAGACTTGTAAAAGACTTAGCTACCTTAGGTATAGACACTTATATAAGTAAAGGAGTTGTATTCACTTTATATGCAGACATAACCATTTTTGCCAAACTTATACAAGATAATCTGAAAGATAGTTTTGGCGAATCTTGGGATATTGTAGTCAATCCGGCTATACTTTCATCTGTTACACAATTCGTAAGTATAGAGGTTAATAATAGTTATATTTGGGATATTCTACTCAAAACGTTTGAACTGTACGGATTGCGGTGGAAAATTGAGTCTGTTAGCGACATTATGACAATCCGAATTGGTTATGATGCACCATTGGTTTCCGGTGTTCCATTTGAATACGGATCGGCTACCGGACTAACCAAAATAACGCGAATAATATCCGATACAAAAATCATTAACCGACTACGAGGTACAGCCGGATCAAAAAATCTGCCTGTCAATTACTTCAAAAGTACTGCTGCTGGTTATTCAAATGGATATACCGGATTCCCAAATGACGAAGATGCACTACATGGCAGTTTCTTCTTCAAGAACCTTATGCCCTATTGCTTTAGGGAGAGTGTTAGACAATTCAACATTGACGGAGTTACACCGTTAGTCGATTATGTTACAATCTTAAATATTCCCGAATCTGCTATTATTGAAGCCGCATTAGTTCCGAATGAAGATATATATCCCTCTATAGAAGGTGTATATATTAAAGCGGATGGATCGGCTGTAACATATACAGACCCAACAGCAATTGGAGGTATTGGACGTATTGACGAAATAGTAGCAGTTGAGGCAAGTTTATTCGATGATAGGGATTATAAAGCCGGACTTGCATTTGCCGGAACTAAATGTCAAGTTGATAACTATGCTGTAACAGGACAATTTAACCTAATAGCTGGCGTACAAGAATGGGTATCATATACTCCTATTTCCGTTACTAAATCTGTTAATACAGACGTATTTACATTGGTAGATAAGAATTTAGTTGCCAACTTACACCTATCCTATATCGACCAATATGAAAATACTAAACCGCCTTTAACTCCCGATTATGTATCTACATTTACAGATAAATTGGGTGTGTCAAGAACAATTAGCGGAACTATACTTGAATTTTCTGCAACGGTAGATTTAATGAAAGCCGGAGTTGTTGTTAACTCACAGGTAATGGGTTTATCTGCCTTAAACACCGATTTGGCATTAGAATATAAAGACCTATTAGCCGGAGATTACAGTTTTAGAATAACATCAACTTGCAAGGGTAACTTAACCGCCGATAATCATACTTTATTGAAATGGTCAGTTGTAGGCGAAATTACCGGAATCAAAAATGTTACAGGAATCTATAAACCCACTTTCAATATTTGGGTTAAAGACATACAGTTTGATTTAGCCGATGTAGATTCAACAGGACTACCAATATATGCCTCTACCGAAGATGGCAAAGTATCTTTCAAATCTGGCATGTTAGCCGGATATGAATTTACCATACTAAAGTCGGGTAAAACGTTTGCATGTGTAGTTGATACGACTAAACCAAATTCCAAGTACCGAATTACGCTTATTAAGAGCGATGTGGAGTATCAAGCCGGAAAAGGTTATATGCTGCCATCTACCGTAGTATATCCCGTTATAGACGACCAATTCATCTTATTAGGTATCAATCTACCACACTCATACGTCATAACAGCCGAACAAAGGTTACAAACGTATTTGGAAGCTCAATTAGAGATTGCACACAAACTATATCCGACCTATACAATTGAAATACTGGATAGTTTTTTACAAGCAAATCCAAATATCAAAGTACTATTACGTGCCGGAAATACTGTTAAAATCAGAGATAAAAGACTAACCGATGGAGATTTAACCTTATACATTAATACTGTAACAGTTACAAATGCTGGATTATTACCTAAATATTCAATTACCGTAACAGACAAAGTAACAGTAAACGGCTCAACAGTACAACGCATATCGGCTCAAATAAATGCATTAGCGGCTGGTCAATTTGCCGGACAACAATCGAATGCAACATCGTTAGCGAATCTCGATAACCGATATTTACGCAAAACAGCCGAAGATACATCCTATGAGGAAATAACATTTAAAGGTGGGTTAAAAGCATCGACCATTAAAACAGAAGATTTTGAACAAGGTCAATTTGGCGGTTCTGGTCTTGGCGTATTTAAAGATGCAGCCGGAAATACAGTATTGGAAGTCGATAAATTAGCAGTTCGTAAGGAGGCTTGGTTTAACGAGGTAGTCATTAATCAGATTAGATTTCAAGGTGGAATAATGGTATATTCTGCCGCTAATATGGAAGTTAGTAAGGTAGAGAGAGATGACCATGATTCTTATGTGGCTTATTTTGATACGAAAGGTTCAACTGTATTTAATCAGTTTGAGGTTGGAGATGTTATCCGTTGTCAAAGATGGGTTAGTGGCGCACAGGTAAAGTATTACATGTCAGTAGTTAGAATGATAGGGCTTGACTTTATAGTAATTGATCCTTCGTTGTCTGATGGTATTATTGATATTGCCATTGGTGATATGATCGTACAATATGGAAGTGTATCAAACGTCCTTAGACAGTCAGTTATAGTTATGGATGTATTGAATGGCGGTAAACAAACCTTTTATCAAGGGCTTGGTGCTGGACTACAACCATTTTCAACTACCGATAAAAATATGATTGATATTGGCATGGTTGATAATGAAACGATGCTAAGAGTTTATGGTAATATGTTTGTTGGCAGTAGACCAGACGACCTTATACAATCCTATATTAAATTCACAAAAGGTGCAACAGACGTAGACCCGCTATTAGAAATTAGGGCTAAAGTTGAATTTCAGTCAGCCGATGGAACATTTAAGGATGTTGCAGATATTAAAGATGCTGGATATTTAACTGAAGCCATTACAAAAGGCAGTTCAAGTATTAATGGCGGTTTAGTATTGGGAAATGTATTAGCTGTAAAAGATTTAGCAGGAAATATCACAGCCGGAATTAATGGATTGAAAAACGCTGCTTATAGATTTTGGTCAGGACATTCCGACCCTGAGCAAGCTAATTTTAGTGTAAGTGCATCGGGTTGGTTAAAGGCACTCAAAGGATTTATCGGTCTATTCAACATATCGGACGGGAAAATAATTGGCAGAGATACGTCGGGTGCTGAAAGATTGGTTTTATCAACGACACCTGTATCGACCATATCTCAACTTGGGGGGGGTAATGTGGCTATCCCAGCAGATTTATATGGAAACAAATCCACTAATCCATTTACTGGGTCGGATATATTAACAACGTCGGCATCTATCATCATACCAATTGCCACTACTATAACTTTCGATTTTGGTCAATCTAGTATTGATTTTTTAGAGCCCCAATTCGTTTCTGACGTTGTAGTAGTGGAAACCGTTAATATATGGCAGGGTGGAGTTAAGATAGCAACATCTACAACTGGAATTATTACGCTTTCGGCGTCAGGTGGCGTGGTTGTGGAGTTTGTTACAGAGGTTATCGCCACTGTTTTGACAGATCAGGACAATAGACCACTATACACGACCCTTATAATGGAGCATGATAGTCGGGGCATAACATATATGGCTGCGAGCTCCAAGACGGAATTAGGCAGTGATGGACTTTTGAGTTTTTGGGGAGCCAACAACTATATGCGATATACACAAGCTGGAGGATTAGAAATAAAAGGAAATACAGATGTGTCAGGGGTGTTAGCAACGGGTAGTTTGGTTGGTGGGTCACACCTAAATATGTGGGGAGCAAAAAAATCAAACTTGGATATTGAATATATAGGGGCTGGAATATATAGGGTTCATCACGCCGTCGGAAACCAGAACTATACTGTAATAGTAACAACAGAGCCGTTTCTTAGTGGTGACGTTTATTTTCCTGTAATATCATCCGTAAGGAATAAGCAAAATGAAAGCTTCGATGTGTATTTAATGGGGGACGACACGACGAGGAGAAATGTTAATTTCGATTATACCATATTTGGTAGTAATTAAACAAAACGGGCTGTCAATCAATGGCAGCCTGTTTTTATATTAGTTTTGTCCTATTAGTCTTAGATTTCGCCATTCAGCCCCACTTATCGGAATAAAAGTAAATGCCTCATTAAAAAGCCTATATACTTCGGTATAGTCATTTTTACTGTAAGCATCTTTTATTTTAATTTCAGCGATTCTCAAAACGCTATTCGGAATATAAGCCACCGTATCAATAACTGAATTTGGATAGTCAGATATTACGTTTTGAATAACACAGTCCGTAGCCTCTATAAATGTTGTTTGTAATCCACCATTGTCTGTATTTATCACATATATTCCCCACATTTTTAGTGTCATGTTTACCGTATCTCTCTGTGCGTCTGAAACCCCAGCACCAATAGCTTGATTCGGTGCAAGTTTTTCATTCCTGAATTTTATATTATCGGCACATCTAATTATTTCCAATGCTGTCAAATGAGCATATCCCCCTTTAACCGATGGAGCTTTCATTACAGTACCAACAGCCGGACGAATAGAAATCATTGCATTCGCATCTAATTTAGATGAAGGTTCATTCCCCGTACAACCAAACAGCGAAATAACAAACAGTAAACAAACAAATAGATTTTTCATAATCGTTATATTTTAATAATGTTCGTAAAGATAAATATTTAAAATGACATAATATTAAAACATGTTCAGAATTGTGAATCTTTAACTATGAACAATTATTACGTTAATATAATTTTTTATTCCAACTATTTTGCTATGGTTGACAAATAGATGGATATAAATGATTATCTTTGTACTCATATCATTTTTCAATCAGAGCCATGAGCCGAACTATTAATTTAGTCCGGCTTTTTTCATTTAACTATGTCAGAACTAACAGATTGCAGTATAGCATTACAGATAGGACTTGACCCGATTGTAGACCTTTCTATATTTGGGTTTTATCTCGTTAAGTCAGATGATCTGTTGGCGGCTAATGTTAAAGATACAAATATCGTAATAACTGACTTTCCCGATGAGCATGGAGTCGTGGCGTATGTACCACCAACACCTAAATTAGCACCCTTTGACTATACGATTTCACTGATATGTTATGGTGAGTTATATACGTCGAACCAAAAGATAACACAATTTTATGCATCTCTTTTAGGTAAACGAATTATAATCTATAACAACTTCAAGGGCGTATCATTATCCGGTTATGCAAAAGGGTATAAGGCTGGAACATTTTATAGGAGCGAGAAAGATGTAGTAATTTTTGATATTATATTCTATATAGATAAACCACAAGATTGTAATTTTAATACATCAATAGTTCCGGTATTTACAACCTATTTAGATGGTGGAAATGCGAGTTCAATTTATCCGACAATGATTCAAGACGGTGGTAACGCTTCAAGTAACTAAAAACTAATATATGGCAACTAAAATACAATTGCGTGGCGATACTTCGGCTAATTGGACATCGGCTAATCCGGTAATTTCCGATAGAGAAATGATACTTGTTACTGATCTTAATTCATTTAAAATTGGCGATGGCGTTAAAACATATTCTCAACTTCCATTAATGGATAATGGATATGGTGCTACGAATGATGCCACTTTAGCAACCATACAGGCCAACACCGCACGGGATGCAGCAAATGCAGCAGCGAACGCAGGAGGTAGTCCAAAAGATTCTTACTTAACTTTAGCAGCTTTACAGGCAGCTTTTCCAACAGGAACAACAGGAATTTATTTAGTTACTGCAAACGGCCATTGGTATTCGTGGAAGGGTGGAGCGTGGACGGATGGAGGGGTTTATTTGGGTGCATTACCTGTACAGACGACAGGTCAAGATACTACCGTGCCTATGAGTCAAAAAGCAACAACAGATAAATTTGATATGCTTGAAACCAAAACAGCAGATATAAATGAAAATAATAACGACGGTTTTTTTGTAGTAGATAAGAATTTGAATGTAGTTTTTAAAATCAACATCGATGGAACGGCTGAATTTATTGAAAAGAACGCACAGTTTCTATCTAAACTTAATGGTTCTGATACTATCGTTTCATTGACAAAAAAAACGCTGTCAATCAATGAAAAATTAGACACCAATTTAGATAATGAATTTTACATTTGTGATTCACTTGGTAATGTAGCATTTTCAGTTAATAGTTTAGGGTTTACGAATTTTATTGAAACAAACGCGCAATTTCTATCTAAATTAAAACAAACGGATGTTTATGCTTTTTTGGGTGATTTGGCAATGAAAGTCGAAAGCCCAGATGACACTCTTTATATAACAGACGAAAAGGGGAACGTAATTTTAAAAGCCAATAAAGATGGGGTTGATTTTGTTGGCAAATCTTCGCAGTCTGGCGGGGGTACTTTGGCGTTACCCGATCCAATTTTACCCGCTGATATAAACTTGTCTTTTACCTACGGACAAAGCCTAAGCGTTATAGGTACATCTGTAGTGCCGTTAGATTGCACCCCCTCATTGCAGCTAAAAAATGGCATATCGATTGATTATACGTTAGCACAATCAACCGACCAATCTTTTGTTGATAATTTTTACGGTACGGCATTCTTACCATGTGCAAGCACAGGATATGAGGGTACAGGCAAAAGGTTTATGAAACAATTTATGAACCTACTGAAAGATGAAAATGGACTTGACATTCAAAATTTAGGTTATAAATTACTTTATGCAACTCCGGGAATAAGTGGAGCGTCTATTTCGGGTTTACAAAGTGGTTCTATTGGATATACCCGTATTATTCAGGCAACAACGGCTGCAAAACGTATTTCTGACTCTATTAATAAAACGTTTTCTGTTCCGACATTATTTTGGATGCAAGGAGAAAGTAATTACAACGATACACAATTAGCATATTACACGGCTTTAAACACGTTATTTACGAATCTTAATACAGATATAAAAGCAATAACAGGGCAGCAATTGGATGTCCAATTTATAGTATATCAACCAGCTACATATATGGGGGATTGGAAAACGGCAAACCCATCAGCAAATGAGGGCGTTTCAATGGCAATGCTTCAATTAGTCAAGGATAAACTAAACGTACATTTCGGATGTGCTATGTATCAATTTGATTATGGAAGTGACCTATTACACGTTCAAGGAAATGGCTATCTTATGATGGGTGCAATGGCAGGTATTCAAGCTAAAAGAGTGATGTGTGATAATAATCCGCTTCTTGCTATATTGCCAAAATCATGGGTTGTAACGTCAAAATCAAGCGGTGGATATTTACTTGAAATAACTTTTGACGTTCCCGTTAAACCTCTTATTTTTGATATTTCAGGGACTACTTATTGTAATGTCAAAGGAGCACAGCCAAACATGGGCTTTTCAATATTGAACGGTTCGAGTATAGAAATTATTAATTCAGTAGCGATAAGTAGACAAAATAAGGTTATTATTTCATGTACGGAAAACCCAACGGGATTAGAATTAAATTATGCAAAAACAGGAAAATACGGAGGTGGTAATCTTCGAGATTCACAAGGAGAAAGTATTCAAATCAGCATAGGTGGAATATCAACAAAAGTACACAATTGGACTCCAATTTTTAAACAAATAATATAAATCATTAAAAACATAAAACATGGTCATTAAATTAAAAGATGCTGATTTTTCAGCAAATAATTTAGGTAGAATTACAATAGACAGAGAGCTTACTCCCGATGCGGTTGCAGTATTATCGCACTATACAAAATCATTAACGAAATTGAAACAATTAGCGGTTGATGATTTTATAGCCAATTTGAAGTCATCGGGTATCTGGACTAAGTTTTCTATGCTTCAAATTCCAATATTGGCAAATAGTGTAAGTGAGTGTTTTTATGACATAATTTCAGGGACACAAGTTTCACCAGCCTCTTTAGATCCATTTGCTCTTGATGTGAATGGCTTAAAATTGATAAACACAGCAACTAACCCAGGAAAGGTATTAAAAAGTTTTGCACCAGCCACAAATACAAATTTTCATGTTTGTACATATTTAGCGAAAAATACAATCTTAGACCCATTTTTCATTTCTAGTGGAGCTGCTATTCCAACATTTTGGCTTAATAGTGGAGGATTTTTAGACGGTACTAATACTAACGGTTTAAACGCTAATTGCGATGGGAATTCAGTTAAGATAAAAGGTGCTAAAATTGGAACAAGTAAAGGTATAACAGCAAATGACGTTGATATATTATATTCTGGAATAAGCACTACAACAAGATCCTTAGCTGGTACCGGAGTTGGTGCAACCGCCAACATTTCTTCTATACAACATATAGGTTACGCAAATGTAGGTTTAATAACCGAACCGTTTTCTCTTTACAGTATGGGTACAAGTATGACGCTTGCAGAAATGCAGACTTATAATACGCACATGAATACATTGATGGATTTATTGATTGTGTAAAGTAAAATAATATGAAAAACTTTACAACAGCCCTTCCCCCAATAAATAAAACACCATGAAACGAAAAAACAAATCTTGGAAAACGACCTTAATCGGAATAATTAATCAATAAGTAGTGAGTACAACAACTCACTATCTTAAAAAATACAAAACTACTTTCTTAACCGAAAGACAACATAATAAATCATGGCAGAAACAACATTTAATCTAAAACAACTAACTAATTGGACTATCATTATTCTGATTGCTGTATTTTCGGCGAGTGCGACAAGTAGTTTGCAAAAGGATTCAGATGCAAGAAATGACAGTAAAACGATAGCTATTCAGCAAGTTCAAATTAATGGACTATTAGAGAATCAAACTAATATATTACATTTAATCGAAACGATGAATGGTAATATAAGCGACATTCACGATAATGTATTAACGTTAATGATTACCAATAAAGTTAAACCAGTTAAGCCATGACAAAATGCACCTATTGCCGAAAATTAACGCCAACATCTATTGATATAGATTTTGAACCATATTGTGATGTGTGCTTTAACGACCACTTTATAACTGTTATATTATGAAAAAGAAACTTACGCTAAGACAGAGATGGACTGCTAAGACTCCCAAGTTCGCGAGGTGGCTGCAAGTCTTATCAAGTGCAATTACAGCACTTCCATTATATTATACATCATTACCGGATGAATTTAAAGCCAGTCTACCTGTGAATGTTATATTGTATATATCGGGTGCTGGATTGGTTGTAACGTTTTTGTTAAATTTATTTAATACGAAAGAGAAATGACGGTATTAGAACAACTTGTTTCGCATTACGAATCTTTGCATGACGGAGATTTACATGAGATAGGATTGCAGCCAAAGATGTGTCCGGCTGGATTTTGGACGGAGGGGTATGGGCGACTTGTTAGAGATGAAAAAGGTAATCCAATAAAGGGAATGCCTAACAAATCAAAGGCTGCTAAATTTAGCGTAATACATACAGTCGAACAGGCATTAAAAGCATTGGCAGAAGATTTATCCGACTATTCAAATAGAGTTAACAGCCTAAAATTAACTATTAATCAAACCCAACACGACGCACTAACTTCGTTTTCTTATAACGTTGGATTTCAAGCATTAAAAGACAGTTCGTTATTGGCACTAATAAAAGTTAAGGCAAGTCCGGTGCGAATTGATATAGCTTTTAGGGCATGGAATAAAGGCGGTGGAAAAGTACTTGCTGGACTTGTTGCAAGGCGTACATCTGAATCATTATTATTTAACAAAGGAATACTTAAATACTTCAACTAATATGAACTTTATAAAAACCAACTATATATGGATTGTGGTGTCCGCAATCGCACTGGCTGTCGGATTTTTCATCGGAAGGTCAAATACTACTGAAAGTATTAAATATGTAAAAGGCGAGACAGTTACCAATACTATTTATCAGGATAAAATAATCAAAGTATTATCAGAAGTTCCGGACAATCCAGTATTACCGACTAAGCATGATACGATATATAAGGATGGAAAGCCTGTATTTGAATATATCAAAGTAGATACGGCAATGATTATCGCAAATTACATTGAAAAGCATACTTATAAAACAGTTGCATTTGATGATAATAACGGCAAATTAACTTTAATGCCAGTGGTTCAATATAATGAACTTCAAAGTTACGGCTACGAATTTACCCCAATAACTAAGGTTGTAACTAAATTGCGAACTATAACACCTTTTGTAACAGCATCATATAATAGCTTTGGCTATGTTGGTATCGGTGGTGGTGTATATTATCATAACATCGGGTTATCAGCCTCATATCTATCTAACTTCTCGACTACTGGATTTGAAGTTGATATTCATTATAAATTCTAACTTTTTTCATAAATTGGTTTTTAATGAGAACGGTCGAGCTTGTGATAAGTCCGACCGTTAATTTATTTAGATTTAAAGTTTACGCAATTAGGAATGCTGTGGCAATAATGTTTAAGTATATTACAGTAAACCATGTAGTTTTTAACCTCACCACCATTTTTGCAGTTCCGGCAATACCAATCAATATCCGTCTTGGTGTTTACAATCTCTTTTGGCTTAGGCGGTAATACTCTTTTTCCGGCTGCCATTAATACAATTTGCCATGCATATGTTCACGGGTTTCGTTATATCTTAGCTTTAGCTCGATATGCTTTTCAATATCTATGTTTTTATATCCGCAAAGGTCTAAAAGTCGAATAATGGTGTCGGCTATTTCATCCTCGAATGTATCTTTTATATGAGATTCAAACTCGGCTTTAAATACACTATCTACATTGCAATCAAGACCATTTCTTATAAATACAGAAAGGCTGTGAACATTTGCAATCTTACTTTTTCTATCAGCTTCTAACGCCTCTGATATTTCAGAAACACAAAGCATTAATAAAGTTCCAATCTCACGGGGCTTCACATAAAAACCCTTTTTTACATTTGCATCAAAAATCTGTACTGCGGCACTGTTTAATCCGTTAATTTTCATATTTTATTTATTTTAAATGTTTCCTTCTCTAATTCCTCTTTCTCTTTCAGTTTCAAATATATCAGAATACCCACAGCTACACTTATAGGTTTTGCGTTTCTGCCTATGACCTTTTATGCCATTAAAGCTAACCGATAACGTTAATTCACCACCACATAAGGGACAGTAAATATCAGCACATTTGAGTTCTTCTTTCATGTTGATGTATTTTAACTGAATAATTATTTATTTGACTATATATCCGTTCATGCTTTTTAGATAATGGATTATAGGTTGCTAATTTTGCATATAATTCATCAATACGACTTTCATAAATATCAGTCGGATTAATATAGACAGGTATGCTTTCTTCTTCCGGCTTAATAATCAACTCAACAGGTGTACTTAATTTAATTAACCTATTCCTTTCGCATTGAGTTTGAACAGCCCTTTCCATATTTAACCGTTCTAATTTAGTCGGTCTGACTGTTTTGCCTAATGCCAACTGCTGCAATCTATACATCTCCCTACGCTGCATCGACAATCTATCTTTATTAATTCTTTTATAATTAGCTTGATAGTCTTTATTATTTTCTGTTAATCTTTTCATCTTCTAAAACTTTTACCGTTAAATGCTATTCTTTTTGTTGTTGCCATAATTCTATCCATAATACGAACCCCGTATTTTAATGTTAATTCATCCATTGGTAGGTTCGTTGTTACAATTACTAATTTACCCTGTTTCTCTACTGCATCCATAAGTTCGGCAAATGCAAGTCGTCTTTCACCATATTTAATGCTTAATTCTTCCGTTCCAACATCGTCTATACTGATTATCTTTTTAGACAATACGAAATCGATATGTTCATTCATTTCTAAAACATCAAAACATGAAACTACTTTTCTGCATTCGCTAAGAAGTATTGCCGGAATAACATATCTACCCATAATAGTTTTGCCTAAACCACATTTTCCATGCAGGAACAGACCTAATCCTTTGTTGTCAGATAACCATTCCACTATCTCGTCATATTCCTTTATCCAGACCGCCTGTTTGCCCTCATTACCTATAAAGAATGCAATTGCCTGTTTGGTTACTTCGAGTGCATTAGGAACGCTTATATGGACTCTATCGTCTTGCACTTTCATACCATGAAGTTGCATATCGCTTAGAATGCTCTTAAAGTCTGTCATATTAAAAATTCTCTACCGTTTTGTTAGATTGTTGTAATACCATTGAGTGCTGTGGCTTGTCGTTTAGCCAAACTTTATTAATATCCATACTATTTGCGAATGTGTTTTTCCAATTAATTTCAACATAACCGGATTTCTTTTTGTTTCTCCAACCATCTTCTGTAGCCCAATACTTTATACACGACCTTTCAATAGATTTTTCGATATTATATTTAGGATTAAGTGTTTGTTGAAGCAACATCCAGTCCTTATCGCCAACCGAATTCTTATATCCTAATCTAAGGTTCGTTAAGTATATCTGATAATCAGTTTTCCAGCTTGGTTTAACTTCCTTTACTTTGACCGATTTATCTAATCCTTTTCTAATCGACTCAAAAATCATCTCGACAGCTAAATCGTCTGTCGTTAAGTCGTTTCCATTTGTATAATTTAATATACGCATAAATAATACTCCTTGATTAATTTGAGATAATTTTTGAGCCGAAAGAATAATGGATGTTGGTAAGGTGAATGTTGGTTGTTTCATTTAATCAAAAGGTAAAGTTGCAGGATAAGTTTTAAAATTCGGAATACGTTCACGTTTTTCAATAATCGGTGCATTGGTATAATTTACGCACGATGCATCAACTCCACGTATCTCAAACCCATCGTTAAAGATTAAACCTCTATCAAATACTTTCTTGCCGGATTCAGTATTGTTAAAGTATCTGACTCTATTTCTTACGCCGACTGTTTCGGAAAGATGCAATAAGGTTCGCTTACCATCTAAAGTATTAACCATTATCCGGTTCATTTTAGGCTTTAATTCAAGTTGCTTTAATCTGAACTTCTCAGCCTTTGCAGCGATCCGTTTAGCCAACTTTAATTCCTTAGTGATTAGCTTTTCATCGGATAGTCGCTTACGTTCATCTATGGTTAGTTTTGGTTTCATTTGAATTTGTTTTAAGTTGAGCGAGTCGATTTAACCCGCCCAACTGATTTGTTAATTATTCCGGTGCTGTGAATGGAAATACATCTAAGATTGGTGTTTCCGTTATTCCGGCAACTACATAGCTTGCCATACTTCCAGCCATCCCCTTTTTAAGTTCTGCTGATGCTTCGTCAATATCATTTGCCTGTACCATCATTTTACTTGCTGTACGTTTCTCAATTCCTTTTTCCTCGTCGAGCGATATAAAAAACACCTTACAATCCCACCAGCGATCTCCGTTTGGATTTGCAAATAATTCATTTATACGGGCACGACGAATAGTTGTTGTAATAAACTCTCCCGAAATGAAAGGTCTCATTTCTTCAATAATTCTTGCTTCTGCTTCGGTAAACGAAAGTGCATCAACTAAATACGATTCTGAAATCTTTACAATTTTCCCCTCGTCGCCCGTTTTCTCATATTTGACGATTGTGTTAAACCAGTTGTAAGCCATAATTTTGTTTTTGTTTTAAATTATTAATTGTTGTTTAATTCCTCTATTACATTTCCTAATTCAACTATCTTACCTTCAAGTTCTTCAATCTTTTCAATTAAATCTCGAATCACTCTCTCATTGTCATCGAAGGAGTTTTCAGCCCGCCTTTGCAATTGTCTATCTTCCATTAAAATAATTGTTGTTTAATTGTGTATTTTTCTACATCTTCCTTAATGCAAGCGATTAACTCTAAACATCTTGCTTCTGATTGTGTTACCAATTCATGTATGTAACTTACTTTCTTCGCACTGACTTTGACTAAAGTATCAGGTGTAACCATAAATTCAAGTAATGGACAAGCTGTATTTTCTTGCCTAAATGATATACACCTAACTCTTTTTACACCGAGTACTAAAAAGTTATGTACAAGTTGGTCAATATACGTTTCAATAAATGCGTCATTGTTTCGGATATATTTCATGTGAATAGCAGCCGATGGACATTTAATTTCAATTGATTCCTCAACATTAATTAATTCGGTTTCTGTTATTTGGCTTTCATCACAAACTAATCCATCGGGCGATATTCCGATTAAACCATTATCTAATTCAATCCATCCAACCTGCGAAACTTTAACGTTGTATATCCTTTCAAATTCGGCTCTTGCATAAGGTTCAAGTTCAACCCCACGATCCATTGCAAATGTTGAAATGTTTTCTTCTGGAAAAAACTCCTCAAATTTTGCAGCGAGTATTTTGTCATAGATTGCATTACCTCGAATTGGTTTTGATTCGTTTGCATTAAGGTCTTTTGCTGATGAACCGCCTACTTTTCCATACTTGATCTCATGCCACTCCGGCGATGATTGAATTATGTCTCTGTAAATTTTCATTATTTAATTCTTTAAGTTTTGTTATATATGCCAATCCAGCGTCTTTCTCTATTTTAAATGAACCCAAATGAATTGACTTTCCGTTTATCTGTATTCTACTTCTCCATTTGTTAGTTGATTTATTCCACCCAACGCCAATATATTGGCTTGTATGCGCCTCTATATTTTTTCTAAAGCATGTGGTCGAATTTTCTCTTGTGGTAACAATCCTAAGATTTTCTACGCTATTGTTTAATATATTTCCATCTATATGATCTACGACTAACTTGTGACCGCATGGTATGTGACCTAGAAATGTCATTGTAACTAATTGTGATACATGGTATATTTTTCTCTGTTTATTTTTGCACAGCTTACATCTATAATATCCGAATTTATCTGTTGTAAAGGTCATTAAAAATTCTTTTTTAATACAGGTGGCATTATTTTTGCCATTCAATCTAACTCTTGATAGGCTCTTTACTTCCCCAAAATCGCTAGCCTGATAAATTCCTTCGTACCCCGGTATATCCATCCATATCTCTTTTTTCATTTATCAACTGGTTTTGGATATGTAACTGATAATGATTTACATAAAGCGAATATTTCTGCATTACTAAGAAACTCGGCAAATTTAGTTTGTGCTGCAACAAATGAATCTCGGCTATTTACTTTATCAAATGCGTCCTTTGCTTGTTGAAATGTTAGTTTGATTGGTTGGTTGTATTTTTCATCAACTACAATTCCACCAACTACTTCACCTTTCATTTTTATAGTTTCATCGGCAAGCAATCTGATTTTCATTCCAATCCAATTAGAGATATTCCTCGATTCAACTGCCGTACATTTCTTTTCATCCTTTACCAGTTTAGCAATTTTTGTTCTGTTACCAGAGTTTGGCATAAATTCTTTTGATGGTTCTTCAAATTTAAGAAAGTAGCCATCTGTTTTTCTACCATTTACATCAACACCCTTGTCATAGTAGGCATTTTTAATTGTAAATTCACAAGTTCCCTTTTCAGCTATAATAGCCTCAATGTCAATCCTTGCTAAATGCGTGGATTTTCTGTATTTTTGACAATCAATTCCTGTTTCCATAATTTTGTTTTAAATTGTTTCGATTTGTTGTTTCGCCCAAACTTTAAATGACTTGAATTTAGCTTGTATATCGGTACATACAGCCATTGCCTTTTGATCGGTAAAATGAAATGACAGTTCGCTTGAAAATGAATCTATGTATTTAACCAACTTTTCTTTGTCCGGTGCTTTTGCTGCATTATCTGCCAATACTTTATCGGCTGCAATTTTAGCCAATTCCAAATCACGAGCCACTTTTGCGTCTGCTTCTAATTTTGCAGTTTTGGCTTTTTCTGCATTAATTGCATCGGTCATAATCTTTGCGTCTTTAGCTACCTGCATCTCGTATGCCACCTGTTTAGCCTCTTCTGCAATCATTTTAACCCTTGCATCTTCTGCCACTTTAGCTAATTCAATTTCAAGTTTGGCATCTGCATCGGCTTGTTGTTTAGCCAATAAATCTGCTTGTATTTTACGTTCGGCAGCTAATTCCAATTCTCGCTTTTCATTTTCGGCTTTCTGCCGTGCGATTTCTGCATCCCGTTTATCCTGTTCAACTTTCAATAACCTTGCAGTTTCGGCACGTTCAAGTTCTAATGCTTTTTCAGCAGCTAATTTTTCGGCTTCCAATTTTTCGTTTAGCAGTTTGATTCGTAAGGTTTCAGCACGTTCGGTTTCGATAGCCAACAGTCTCGCATCCTCGATAGCTTTATCGGCAGCCTCCTTTTGAATTTTAGCCAATTCCATACCGGATATTAATGAGTCAAAATCATTTTCTGTCATATCGCCTAATGGATAGATTTGTGCATTATCACAAAATTCAGACAGTTTTAATAACCTTGCCTCGTGTAATTCAGACTTAGCTTTCTTTGCTGCAATTTCGCGGGCTTTCTCAACATTAACAAAGGTTTCCTCTGCCAACTTACAAGATGCTGCGATTAGGTTATAAGAAGCCTGTTCGAGATTACCTTTTAATAGATGAATTTTCTTACGGCTATCTTTCAAGTCCGATGCTCCGGTTCTAATCTTAACCGTTTTTAGCCGTAATTCACGGGCTATCGTTTCATCAATAGCTGTCGGTAGGTCATAGTTAATCTTGCTTGATTGCTCTTGAATCTCGGCAAGTTGGATTAAGTATGGTAGGTAAGATTGTTTAATTTCTTCACCCTCTTGAATCTGTAACCCGCTTGATTTAATAACTTCTTCAAGTTCGGTCGGTTTAATAATTGCAATTTCGTTTGTCATTGGTTATTTGATTTTATAGATTGATTTGAATTGGGAAAAGGTGATTTCGGGAATGTTGATTAAATCTTCATCGTTTATATCTTCCAAGTCACGCCATCCGATTGTATTTTCCGTAAATTCAAGAAGATCACATTCCGTGCATGTAACAGCGGTATCTCCGGCGAACCATTTAATTCCCTGTGCAAACAATGTTTCTTGTACTACTCTTGATTCTTCCGGCGTAACTCTGATTTTAAACGGCTCTAATTTTTTAACCGATTTAACCTTACCAACATATTTACCGGAAGAATCGCGTTTACGAGTTAATGCGGTGATTTGTTCTTTATAGCCAGATATTTCGCGATTAAGCTGTATAATATCAACTTCTGATTGTTTTAATGCATCGGTTAGTAATTCAATTACTTTCAATTTCTTCAAATTACTAATCCGGTAATATCCTTTTACACATACAAAAAAGATAATGACAATCGGATAAAGTTCTTCTAATGACGTATTACCGATTGACGATAAGTAAATTAACAGTGCGGTTTGAACCGCGATAATTGCGAAAATGATTTTTGTTTTCATTTGATTAATTGGTTTTAATTTAATTGGATTGTTTTTCAAAAATTGTAATACCGAACACTTTAACTTTTACAAATTTGATTACCGAAACTAATTTTGCATCGCTATATAATTCAGAAGATTTTCGTACAGTAACTTTTTTTACGACTTCTTCTACTACTGGCGTTGCTACGACGGGCATCGGCAAGTCAACCGTTTCTACACTTTTAATATTTATTGACGATTTCACTCCGTCTTTAATTTCATCCATTGCTCTACGAACATCAATCCTGTCAAGTTTTTTAAAATCGTAATAATTTGGAACTCGCTTGCTACCCTTCATTTTGAAAAACCCATCAACTTTTAGCTGGGTAATTATTGCCGTATATGGATATTCAAATCCTCTGCTGGTTATGTGTTTGCGGAGAGGCACATTACCATGTTGCTTTCTCGCTAACTCTTCAATCTCTGTGAATAATAAAATCGTGTTGTTGATAATTTCAATGTCATTTTGTCTTACATTCATTTTGTTTAGTTTTTAATTATTGATTTTAGATAATTTGATTTTAGATAATTTAATTTAGATAATCTGATAGTCCGATCCACCAATCGGAAAATGAATCTTCTATTTCTACCGGATCGGGTGGATTGTCTCGGTCGTAGTTGCTGTCCATTATAATAGTTCTTGTCTAAGAATTTCGTCTGCCATCCGATAACTCCAATAAGCAACAAAATCAGTTTTTGAAACTCCTGACTCTCTTTGATTTTTCATAAATGATTCGCTTTGAATTATTCCTTGCATTGCCATACACGCAGCATAAAATCGTTTTGACACGCCATTTTCCATTTTAAACCCATCTCTTGCATAATCCATAGGAAATGCGTTATCCTGTCCTAATTTTTCGTCTTTCATATCAACAAATATATTGCGTCCATACTACTTGACTTTCCTTTGATAAGTATTCCACCTGTTGTAAAGCCGATACGGGGCATTCTTGACCCATTTTGATAACTGCATTGATAATCTGCCGTTAGCTTGTCATTAAGAGCGTCATGCCCTTTAATAGCGGTTAATACTTCACGTCCTGTCTTGGTGAATGATTGCTTGCCTATGAATACTCGGCAATTGAATAGTTTTTTGTGTGTCATTTGGTTAGTCGATGTATTTGAAGATTCCGTTTTTATTATCAGTTCTGTCAAAATCATTACACTTAATTTGATCGCATTCCTTTTGTGATAAGTGTTTAAAAATGCAGTTCGTATCGCACTCTACTGGTTCTTCCTGTTCGATAAATTGAAATTTTTTACCATCGACACTTCCGTTCGATTCATCTGTAAATACTAAAGTTTCTAAGTTCATTTTATTATTTATTTAAAGATTAGTGCTATTCCTACTGTTATGATACTTCCGGCTATTAATCCACCGATTACTTTTAATGTACTTCTACCACTTTCGTCTGCCATAAATTCGATTAACTTTACTTCTAATTTATTGCGTAGGTTGGTAAGGGCAGTTAGGATTGGTTCGCGCAATTCGGATTTGTCTACTATATAAATGTTGGTTTCGTATATCCAGCCGAATATCTTTGTGTCGAATTGAACTATACATTGATCGCAACCTAATTCGTTAATTGTTCCAGTCATTAATCCACTTACAAGTCTAACTCTGCTATTGATTGCTATTTCCATAACTTATTTTTAAATTGTCTGATTACGAGAATTATAAACATTGTGATTAGAAAGATTGACCAGAGTATGAATGGTAGGTAATTTGTTGATTCGTCCATTTTATTTTAGATTTAGTTGATTTATTAATTCGTTACAAAATTTAACTCCTTCGATATTTCCTTGTTTTTCCATTCGATCTTTGTCGAACTTGGCTCGTATGGTTGATTCTAATTTGTCTGTTTCTGACAAGGGGGTGTTGGTTAATACGAGGTGCATTAGGGAATTGGTGTAGGTCATGGCTTCTTTTTATTTAAGTTGTTAGCCCATGCTTCAATTTTTGCGTACGCTTCGGCTTTATCAATCATTCTCTTTGATGGCTTCCTGACACGAATGGGGGCGTTAATTTCGATTGCGAGTTCTGCGGCAATACATTCCAACCTTTTGGTAATTTCGAGCAGTCTAAGAGCCTTTAATGATTTATCTTCCATTATACCGTACGTGTTATGGAAAATGTAGACTCGGAGTTCTTTTTCAATGCAAATCTTTTTGTTCCCACATTCTTAAATCTGGTGATTGTGGATTCGATTGATGCTCGTTGAAAATTAGGTGCAATAATAAATTTTTCTACTTCAAGTGAATTTAAACTTTCGGTAGGCGTTTTGATAGGATTAATGTTTGTTAAATCTTCATTCATTTGTCTTGGTCTTTAAAGTTGAATATTTAGTTTTGTAACTTATTTTGTTAGTGAGATAGTGTGTTATATTTTGTTTCTCGGTTCAAAGATACTCCAAAAGGCGTAGACTATACCAAAAGACGTAGTTATTTATACTTACTTAGCTATTGTTAATGTTTGGTAACAATTGCTAAAGTCTAAACAATTACTAATCAATGTTTGTTATACTATTTTAATTATGAAACAATTTATACTAAATTCATTAATTTAAACAGCATGGAATCTATTCAGTACGAAATTCAGGACAGGATCAAGGAGGTTATGGCGGTATTTTACAAGGGTAACGGAAGTGAATTTTGCCGAGACAATGATTTATCGCAAGGTTCGATGGCAAATGTGGTCGCCGGAAGGAGAAGTAACCCGTCGTTTGAAACGGTTAAAAAAATATTATCCAATGAGGAAAATAGAATCTCGGCTGATTGGTTAATATTAGGAATAGGAGAAATGCAAAGAGGCAGTGTAGTTTCAGAGGATGTAAATGAACTCAGAAAAAAACTACTTGCAAAAATGGAGGAGCTTGATAATATAAGGACAGAACTTTTTGAGCTTAAAATGGAGTTGTTGGGTGATGTTCATAATAAACCAGACGAGGATAATATCAGGAAAGATGCAGTATAATTTATGCTAAATATTTTTATAAAAATACGTAATGTTATATGTAGTTAAATTCGTAAATTAAATATTTTTTTCTAAAAAGATGTCTTTATATTTGTGGACACTAATTAATAATTAAAACCACAATGAAAGATATATTAATTGAAAAAATGGAGGAAATAGAACTGCTCAAAGCAGAGAACTATAAATTAAGACTCGAACAGAAACAACAGGCTGTTATGTCGTCTACTTGTGAGGGGGTGTGTAGGTCGTGTTTAAATGGATTAATTTGTATGATTGGGAAGTACAATAACAAAAGAGTGCTTAAACCGACTGTCGTATGTATGACAATTGAGGTTGTAGATAGGGTTTTAGGGTTGGGATAGAATGATTGATAGGAAATTACAACAGAAAAAAGTACATAAAACAGTTCATAAATAGTACCTTTTTAGACAATAAATACAAAAATTAACTACTGATTATCAATAAGTTATATTTTATATTTAACAATGCGTGGAATCTCTCACTTTCCGCTTTAGATTATAACTAATTGATTTTCATATATGTTTTTAAAAAAGGTCATAAAATAGTACATAAAACATTATGGAAGATCAAAAATACACTATTCCTAAGCTGTGTAGCTTTTCCGGCGATTTAAGTAAGAGTTGGTACGTTTATTTCGTTTTTACGGAAGATGGGGTGTCTAAACAATTTAGACTCAAAAAGGGTATAAACTATTTGAGGACTAAAAAGGATCGGGAACGAGCCGCAAGCACTCTAATCGCATTTACCTTAGATAGATTAAAAACGGGATGGAGACCATATCCAGATGATACTAATTGCAAAAATACCAACGTAACCATTACGGATGCTTTTGATAGTATGCTGTTGTTAAAAAAGGCATATATAACAGTCCGGTCTTACAAGACGTATTTTGAGCAAACGAGACTATTTAAAAAATGGTTGGTTCTACGCAAATTCGATAAGGTATACGTACACAATTTTACGACAGTACAAGTCAGGATGTATTTCGACTGGCTTTTGCTGGATAAAAAGTATTGTGGAAAAACTTGTAATAATCATCGAGCTTGTTTGAGAGCGTTTTTCAACGCGTTTTTGGAAAGGGAAATAATATCCACTACCCCAATGAAAGGTATCAAACAATTCAAACAAGAGACCGGAAAGGCAACTATATATTCAGCAGAAGAACAGGATAGGATAGAAAAATATCTTATAGAAAACAATAAGGACTTTTTCTATGTAACGAGGTTTATTAAATATGCATTTCTTCGTAGGTCTGAATTATCTGGACTAAAGATTAAACATATAAATTGGGCTGGAAAGACTATAACCGTTCCGTCAGACAGTGCTAAATCTCGCACACAAGATTCAGTAACCATTCCTAAAACATTAGAAAATTATATTTTAGAGATGGGTATTTTAGATAAAGACCCAGAGTTATACGTTTTTGGTAAACATTATATTCCATCCTATACCAGATTAAACAGAGAGGATGATTTTACTAAATATCAACAGGAGGTAAATAAATTACTAAAAGTAAATCCAAATTGTAGTTTTTATAGTTACAAATCAACCGGAGTCTGTGAACTTTATGAACTTACACATGATCCATATACCGTGATGCGTCAGTGCCGTCATAGCGACATAAAAACGACACTAATTTATTTGCGTAGCCTCGGAATGGGTGTTAACGAGGAAGTCCGGGCATGGTAGGTCAATTTTGATTTGGGAGATTTAAACAAGCAAACTCACCGAAGATGTCACTAGCAAAAGAATCATATCTTTTTGCTGCGTCAATCTCGTTGGCGAACGTACCCAGAGATATAGGTCTTTTATTTACGGTTATTCTAGCTCTAAATTTACCAGTCCCCGTGCTAGCAAATACGCCTTTATATATTGAACTATGCTTTATTGGCAATTTATTCGTACTATTTTGAGATCGCGTACACTGTCTAATGTTTTCTCTCGTGTTATTTAGTCCGTTCATATCTCTATGATCTACATCTATTTTAGGATTTGTAACTCCTAAAATATATCTATGCATGGATACATTTTTATGTTTTCCACCTACAGTTATACCAGTCCTAGCATAAAAATTTCCCCCGTTATTTCTGAATGCGTACCATTTTGTTTTATTCAGTTCTTCAAATAAATCATCATCGACCATTGCCGACATACCCTGCGTTAGCTTTATTAATTTCATATTCCTATATTTATTTCGTCTGCCATATTGGCATAGTTAATTACTTGTTATTTAATGTAATAGCATTTATTAACATATTTATTTTCTCCATTGTTAAATATCCATCATAATCATAATTATGGACGCAAATTAAATCTGTTACTTTTTTATCGTCTTTACTATCAGTTTCACATAGGAAAACCATTTCGTTTGGATTGCCTACATTTCCGGCTGAAAAATATCTGCGACGACCCAAATCAAAAATTACCGAATTTCCGATTGTAAAATGTGGAATTTCTTTGAATCCAATTTTTAATAAATCTGAATTTTCCATGTTATTATAGTCTTATATTAATTGTGCTGGAGTAATTGCAGAAAACTTCTCGCCAAATCTTTCTTTTATTGCGTCAAACTTTATCTTAGCTCTTGATTTGTATGGTTTTTTCTTAATTTTAGTTTCATTTATGCTTATTGGTTTTTGTTCTGAAATTTTAAGTGACAAAGTACCATGTAGATTAACATCGTACTTCTCTAATAAAAATGGATATTGAATTTTATATAGACTGAATAATTTTTCCTGTTTTCTATTTCTATTTTTAATCTTATTAAGATGTGCAAATTCTCTATCTATTCTGTTTTTAACTTTCCTACTCATTGGCTTGGCGTCCTTTTTTAATTTATATGTGTTTTTATTATTTAGAGCAGAAATAAAATCAAATGTATAAATCTTAGAATTTGGAATGTGTATAACTTTGTATTTCTTAAATTTTAAAAACCCATCTCTGAATTTATCTTTTTTCCTTCCTTCGTCAGTAAAATGATAATATCCATCTATTTCTATAATTGCATTATATTTTGGCAGATAAAAATCAGCGATATAATAAGAAGGTCCAGCATCAACTACCCATTGAAATTCAAACTCAATTTCACTCGCCTTTAGAATTTCAATAAATTCCAATTCGTGCTTTGTTGCATTTTCGGTCAATCTCTCAACCCTTGATTGAATTTCTTCTAAACTGATATTCTTTATCACCATAACTTATTTGTACAAAAAAAGCGAAACTCAAATCTAAAAAAGTCCAGGGGGAACTTAATTTGAAATGAGTTTCGCTTTTTATATTGTTGTTAATAACAATTATATCCAGACAAATGTGAGATTTAGAATGAGCATCTTAATACGGAAGACCCCCTACCCCCTAAGATGATTTTTAGAGTTGGGCTTGTATTAGATGCTTTGTAATTATTCCAGCATAAAAGCTCGATCCGTCACTCGCATACATTGAATAGTAATTTACCCCCTGGTTTACTTCCTATTTTACCAATGCTCCACAAAGGTAATATAAATAACCTTAATTTGTGCCACCTGTACCAATAAATAAACATTATTTAACTCGGAATACTTGCACATGTCAGTTAGTTTGTTATGGAAACTGTCACCCACAAAAAAAGACCGACACGTAAATGCCAGTCTTTCGGGTGTTATTTTAAATTAATAGGTTGCCAGTGAGTAACAGAAAAATATCTATCCGTCTCGCAGCTAAAAAATGAATATGGGATAATGCTACTATCTTTTTGGTGTCTCCTGTTAGCTACCCATTCTTTTCCATTTGTTCCCCTGACTAAAAATCGTATCAATTCAAAATTAGGCAATTCAAATAGATATGTGTTTTCTGGTAATTCTTCACTAATCGGAATCCATTTCTGTGCAAACTCTACGCCCAGCTTAATACCCTCATAAACGCCATTGTCAAATTGAGTTTGAACCATGCCCTTACATGACTGATTACCTTTTTTGTTAGATGTCTCTAAAGCAAAATTTTCTATCGTTTTCATATCTTATTTATTTAATTGTTTTTCATCCCAAACATTACTAAACCCCGTTGTACTCTCACAGATATAGCAAGCCGTCTGTGGATCGCTAAGACTTGACGTGACTAATTCATCACCCGATACCAGATCGTTCAAATTTGAAGCCCATACGCTTGATTTAACCACAAATCCACCGACTGTTTGATATATCCGAAACTTTACGCCTAAATGATCTATGCGTATGTCATCGGAGAATATGCGAATACCTGATTTGTCTGTTAAACCGGAAAATTGATTGACTGAATCTGGATGTACAATACTATGCGTACTTGTTTCAAAATTCGTAGTATTTCCAAACGTATTAATGTAGCAATTACCCCTACACGTCATGCCGAAATAACCCTCGACTACCTCCCCGTTATCTATCCGGTTTCCTCTAAATAAAAATTGGTCTTTGTTCATACGATTTGATTTATAGTGTTCAATATTGCTACTTTATTTGAGGGAAATACATTTCCATAATTTTCACATTCTTTTTTTGGAATTCTCAGCACACATCTCAACGGTCTGTCTACATGCTTCTTTCATAACCAATAAAATACCAGTCCACTAAATCGGAGTTAACCTATTGATATTTAACTGACCCTTGATAATTTCTTCTAAATTTATTTCTTTCATAGTTTTCGTTATTAATTAACCTTATCGTTTTCTTGCTCCAACAAATCATTGGTGGCGTTTTGTTCTGTCTCACCAGTGCCGATTAAATCGCCCTCATCATAATCTTCTCTACATGCAGACCAATCATAATTTCTTATTGGTATTGGGGGATTTTCAAAGGATGTTATTATTTTTCTTTGTGTCATACTTTTTGATTTAATTGTTCTTGAAATTTGGCGAAAAGTTTAAAAAATAAAAGAGCCAATAATTAGAGATAAAACAATTTCTACAATCAAAGTAAGTAGAAACATTTCTACTCCAGACACAATAGTGCCCTTATCCATACGATAAGATATAACCCAATCGGTCACTTTTTTTGCAAATAATATACCAAGAACTATACAGGTCAATATCCCCGCGCTAATTAACATATTTATATTCATATCTTTTCAGTTTTTAATTGTTCTTGAAATTTAGTGAAAAGTTCAGTAGTAGTATAAGTTTCAGTATAATTTGTCCATATTTCCGGCTCTGTTGGATGTTTTGTTAAATGATGATTCATTCCACTCCATTCCGCAAACCTAATCGCCAACTCTTTCAATTCGGTTTCGGCAAAGTCTACACCATGTTGAAATGATATTTGTTCAAACCCATTTGTTATTTCTCCGAATACATTTGATGCCGCCTTCTTTACTTTTTCTTCATTAATTAGTCCCATATTATATTGATTATTAGTTAATTGATTTCGATTCAAAGGTAATAAATATATTGATAACTTGGTCGTTGCATACATATTATATTTGGATTATGCAACTTATTTAATATACATTAACAGATATATTATAATCCACTGACACAAACAGTAATATAAATCCGTAAATTTGCAGTCTAAACATATTTTATGGATAATTTTGAAATACTTACTGATATAAAAGCTAAGATCAAAATATATACTGATCTACTAAAAGAAATTGAAACTACACCATATCTCGTATTTGCTAAAAAGCCATTACGAGTAGGTAATTACTATGAAATGATTAACACTACCGGAACAAAGACGGGTGGTGTAATCGGTATTGTAGATTTGCCGGATGATTTAGGCTTTAAAGAATATGTCGTACAAGGCATTAAAGATAAGGTTAAGTCGTTACAATTAGAATTTGATTCATATACTATTAATAAATAAAAACCAATGACACTATTAGAATTAAAGGCGGCTAAACAATCTAAAC